CCTCGCTCGAAAAAAAAAGCGCCTCCCGAAAATCGCCATAGGGCGGCCCGGTGTTCACGCGACGTGATGCGAGCGATGCGGGAGATCGCGGCGAAGCTCGGCGGGCAGGCGGCACTCTCTCGACGGCTCGGGGTGACGCCGACCGCCGTCGGGCTCTACCTCCAGGGCAAGCGCAAGCCCGCCGGGATCATCGCCGAGAAGCTCGTCTCCCTCGGGCTTCCGCCGGAGGCGTTCGGGCTCACGCGCGCAGCGGCCGAGGACGACGCGTCGCCGACCGCTCGAGCTCGCGACGACGCGTCGCCCGGCGCCGTCGGGCGACCGGCCAGCCGGGAGGAGCTCGAGCGCGCCCTCGCCACGCTCTCCCGTCAGGTCCGAGAAGCCGACGAGGACGAACGCGCAACTTGGCGGGACAAGGCCCAGCTCGCCTCGAGCCTCACGAGCACGGCGCGGGCGCTTGCGCGCATCGCTGGCCAGGAGGAGCTCGGCGAGGCGCAGATCCTCCGGTCGAGGGCCTGGCGCCGCGTGGTCGCCGTCCTCATCGACAGTCTCACCCTCTTCCCCGAGGCGTGCGCCGCCGCCGCGGAGGCGCTCAACAAGTTCGAGGCCACGTGACCACACTCGACCTTGTGCCGATCGCAGGAGTGCAGCCCTCGAACGAGCTGAGGGCTGCGATGCGGGAAGACCTCGCGGTCTACGGCATCGCCGGGTACGAACTCATCGAGGGCGAGCTCCGCCGCGTCGACCCATCGACTTTGGTGTACCGGCACGGCGAACGCGCCTGGTACCGACGGACAAGCGATGGTCTTGAGTTCTTTTGCTCGAGGCTCGGCAAGTGAACGTCGGCGTCTCTCGACCGCGGATCTCCCGCGCGCGCAGCCTGGCGAGCGAGCTCGCGCGCGCCCTCGAGACGATCGCGCTCATGAAGAACGTGGGCCGCTTCGAGGGGTACCACGACGACCCCGTCGGCTACTGCCGCGACGTCCTCGGCTTCGAACCGTGGAGCCAGCAGCGCAAGGTGCTCGAGGCACTCGTCGCCCACGACTGGGTGACCGTCCGCTCCGGTCACGGCGTCGGGAAGAGCGCGATCGACGGCGCGGCGGCCCTGTGGTTCTGGTCCACGCGCGGGCCCGGCGCGCGCGTCATCCTCACCGCGACGAAGTTCCAGCAGATCACCGAGGTCGTCTGGGCGGAGATTCGGCGGATGTACATCGCGGCGAAGCAGCCGCTCGGCGGCGACCTCCCCGTCCTTCCGACGACGGGGCTCCGCTCTGAAGACGGTCGGCAGATCTTCGGCATCACGGCGAGTGAGGCGGAGAGCTTCGCGGGCATTCGCGCGCCGGAGATGCTCGTCATCGCCGACGAGGCGAGCGGCATCGACGAGCGGATCTTCGAGGCGATGATGGGCAACCTCGCCGGCGGCGGGAAGCTCCTGCTCACCGGCAACCCGACGAAGAGCACGGGCTTCTTCTTCGAGTCGCACAAGTCCGAGCGCTTCCGCCGCATCCACATCCCCTCGACGCTCAGCCCGAACGTCACGGGGGAGATGCGGGTGAAGGGCCTCGTGACCCCAGAGTGGATCCAAGATCGGCGCGAGGCGTGGGGCGGCGAGACAGGGGTCCTCTACCGCATCCGCGTCATGGGGGAGTTCGTCGAGCAGAGCGAGGGACGGCTCTTCCCTCCGGCGCTCATCCTCGAAGCTGAGGTCCGGTGGACGAAGGAGGACTGCCTCCCAACGGGGCCCCTCTGCATCGGCGTGGACCCGGCTGGCGACGGGGGCGATGGGGACGAGTCGGGCTTCGCGGCCCGGCGCGGGAAACGGATCGTCCACCTCCACACGCGCGCGGGCCTCTCCGACCAGGCACACGTTGTAGATGTACTCGGGATCATCGCCGAGCACCGAGGGACGAAGGAGCAGCCGCTCATCGTCCTCGACCGCGACGGCGTGGTAGGCGCGCGCGTGTACGGCGCGATGCTCACCCATCTGGCGCAGCACCCTGAGGCGTTCAAGTTGATCGGCTTCCGCGGGTCCGAGCCCGCGAAGAGGAGGCCTCAGGAAATCCACCTCCACCGAGACGAGCTCTGGTTCAATCTCGTGGAGATCTTCCGCGAGGGGCTCGCCGTGCCTCCGCACGTGAAGCTGCAGGGCGACCTTGCGGCGATGCGCTTCGATCGCCTCGTCCACGGGAAGGCGACGGTCCTCCGAAAGCAGACCATCCGGCGCGAGCTCGGGCGGTCACCGGACCTCGGGGACGCTCTCGCCCTCGCATGCTACCGCCCGGCCGACTTCTCGGCGCTCATCGAGAGCCAGCTCCGAGCAGGTCCCGGCGGGCAGCCAGGCGCGCTCGAGCAGCGCGCCGAGCGGACGTTCGACCCCTACTCGAGCGGGGACCCGTACGACGGGATGAAGGTGTGGCGAGGCCGATGATGACGGACGACTATCCCACGATGAGTTGCCCTCGGTGCGGGGCTGAGCACCCAGATCATGACGGCTTCGGCTTCATCGCGCACACGAAGCCGGCCTACCCGGATGGGTGCGGGTGGTGCTCTCACCCCTCGCGCGACCGCGACGCTCTCGGCCGATGGGTCTGCGGCATATGCGGTGACGTCGAAGCGAAGGAGTAGCGTGCGCGCGAGACGACTTCTTTACCCGCCGACGTCACCCGCAAGGGCGAGCGAGGGTACAGCCGAGCAAGGTCGGAGACGGAAGCTCGGAGCGTCAACCTGGCAGACGTAGAAACGTGAACCCCACACGATAAAGCCAGAGCGGGTGACAGCCGGGAAAGACCGGCGCTTCTCCAGAGGAGGGCCACGGGAACGGCGAGAGATTTCGCTTCCGTGTTCATGGCGGTTGATCATAGCTCGTAGGGCGTGCCGGATTTCTCCGACCGAGCGCGCGCCGCGGTCCGAGCCCTACTGGGCGTCTCGACCTACGAGAAGCCGAAGGGCTACGGCCCCGCGCTCGACGACCCGACGGTCGAGCGGATCCGCGAGAGCCTCGGGGGACAGCTTCAGCTCATCCCGACGACGAAACTGCGGTGGTACCTCGCCGACCTAGAGGCCGCCCAGGCGCTCGCCGACCAGGGCGACCTCTCCGAGGCCGCGAAGCTCTATCGCGCGATGCGGCGCGACGGGGTGCTCGCCGGCGTCCTGAGTACCCTCACCTCGGGTCTCGTCCGGCTCCCCAAGAAGTTCTACGGCTCGCCCGAGACCGTCAAAGCCCTGCAAGCGCGCAACGGGACGCGCAGCGTCTTCGACGACATGTTCCCCCCCGCGGAGCTCTCGCTCCTCGCCGCGGATGGGCGCGTGCTCGGGGTCGGCGTCGCCGAGCTCGTCCCCGTCGCCGGCCGCGACTTCCCGGTTATGGTCCGGCTCGACCCGGAGTACCTGCGCTTCCGGTGGAACGAGAACCGCTGGTACTACAACTCGACCGCGGGGCTCCTGCCGATCACCCCTGGTGACGGTCGGTGGATCCTCCACGTGCCCGGCGGGCGGCTCGCGCCGTGGACGTCGGGCCTCTGGCCCGCCCTCGGCCGGAGCTTCATCAACAAGGAGCACGCGCTCCTCCACCGGTCCAACTACAGCGCGAAGCTCGCGAACCCCGCGCGCACGGTGACGGCGCCCGTCGGCGCGTCCGAGAACCAGCGACTCGGGATGCTTCGCCGCCTCATCGAGTGGGGGATCAACACGGTCGTGGAGCTCCCCGTCGGCTGGCAGGTCGGCATCGTCGAGAGCAACGGCCGTGGCTACGACGTCTTCCAGGCCGAGATCGACACCTCCGACCGCGAGATCACGATCGACATCGCGGGCCAGGTCGTCACCGTCGACGGCGGGACCGGCTTCGTCAACGCGGACATCCACCGCTCGATTCGCGCGGACATCATCCAGGACGTCGGAAGCGGCCTCGGGTACACGCTCAACACCCAGGGGATCCCGCCCTACGTCGCCGCGCGCTGGGGCGCGTACGCGATCGAGACCGCGGCCATCGTCGAGTGGGACGTCCGCCGGCCGAAGGACCAGAAGGACGAGGCGCAGGCGATGCTTTCCTTCGCGCAGAGCCTCACCCAGCTCGAGGAGGCGCTCCGCGCGCGCGGGCTGGAGCTCGACGTCCGGGAGCTCCTCACGCGCTACCAGATCCCGGTTCGAGGGGCGAACAACGGCGTCGACAGCGACGTCGTGAACGACGACGACGACTCCCGCGAGATGCCGCGGGCAGCGGGGATGCTCAATTGACCCGCCTCCGCTTCCTCAGCGCGCGGAGCATCGTGCTCGCGTCTGCCACGGCCGGCGCCGTCGAGCGCGGCGCGGACGGCGTGCCGACAGCCTTCCGCATTTGGATGGCGGGCGAGAACGTCACCGACCACGGGACGCACCTCTTCACGGAGCGCAGCGCGCGCGAGCTCCTCGCCGACCAGGCGCACCGTGAAAACCTCTTCTCGATCGACGTCGACCACATGTCGTTGAACGAGAACGCTCCCCCCGAATCGCACAAGGCGGTCGGGTGGCACCGGCTCGAGGTCCGCGGCTCCGATCTCTGGGCGACGGACGTCGAGTGGACCGACGCCGTTCGCGCGGGGCTCGCGAAGGACCCGCCGGAGTGGCGCTACTTCTCGCCGGCCTACGAGGTCGACAAGAAAACGCAGGAGATCGTCGGCTACCTCAACACCGCCCTCACGAACAACCCGGCCACGCATGCAGTCACGGCGCTCGCCTCGCGCAGCGCAGCAGGAGAGACGGACATGGATCCCGAAAAGAAGAAGGCAGCGCTCGCGGCCATTGCCGCTGCGTACGGCGAGGACAAGGACGGATGCGCCGCGGCGATCAAGGCGGCGTTCCCCGAGGCGGAGGGCGAGAAGAAGGAAGAGCCCAAGGCCGAGAAGAAGGCGACCGAGGAGCCTCCGAAGGAGGAGCCGAAGGCCGAGAAAAAGGCCACCGAAGAGCCCGGCGACAAGACGAAGGAGGAGGCCGCGGTCGCCGCGACCAAGGCCCTCGCCGCTCAGAACGTCGAGCTCGCGAACCGCGTCGCCGCCCTCGAGAAGGACAAGCTCGACGGCGAGCGCGCCGAGATCCTCGCCTCGCGAAAGGACCTCCCTCCCGAGCTCGTCAAGACGCTCGAGAAGATGCCGCTCGCTCTCATGAAGGAGACGATCGCGAGCCTTCCCAAGCCGACGGTCGACCCGGCCGCGGCCGAGAAGGTGCAGGCCACGCGAGGCGCCGGACAGGCCAACGCCTCGGTCGTACGCGCCGCGCGCCTCCCGCAGGCCGAGAACGAGGAGCTCGCGGCTCGTTTCGGGAGGGTCTCGAAGCCCGAAGTGATCCGATGGGAGGGGAGCAGCCTCGTCCTTCCCCAGATCAGCAAGGTTGAAGCGCAGCGCATTCTGAAGGAGCGGGGGGGCGCGCCGCCTCCGATGCGTCCGCGCCTGGCGAATCTCCAGGACATCGTCACGAACCGAACCGTTCGTGAGGAAGGAGCCGGCAAATGAGCTCGACGGCACTCACCTCCGCGCGGATGACCACCCAGGACAAGTGGACGAGGAAGCAGCTCGTCCTCGCCACCGGATCGACCGTCTACCAGGGCGGCATGGCGGTCGGCGACTCCGCCACCGGCACCGTGAAGAAGGCCGCGGCCGGCGTCGCGACGATGGTCATGCTCGGCGTCTTCGCCGAGTCGATCGCCAACTCCGCCGCGGGCGCCCTCGTGAACGTCGACTTCCTGAAGGAGAAAACCATCATCTGGATGGATCAGGACGCCGACAACCCGGTCACCACGCTCTTCACGCCCTGCTACTTCACGACGGATCACACCGTCGGGTCGTCGAGCAACTCGGGCGCCAACGCAAAGGCGGGCACGGTGCTCGCGATCGACTCCGTGCTCGGAGTCGCTTTCGATGTGGAAGGACTCTGACATGCCCGCCCTGACGCCCACGTTCCTCTTCGACTTCGAGTCCGAGATGGCTCGAATCACCGAGTTCGAGTTCGCTCGCATGATCGCGAGCGACAACCTCTGGTGGAGGGATATCGCCAAGACCCGCCCCAGCGGAAAGCGGCGCGAGATCATCGCGTGGCTTCTCTCCACGGCGCAGATCTACGACGCGGGCGTCGACGGCGGGAACATCCGCTTCGACGACATGGCGGCAATCGAGCAGGAGTACGACGTCGCGAACGCAGCGGCCGGCCTCAAGCTCACGCGCAACAAGATCGAGGACAACGACGGCAAGGGCTTCGACTTCGCCGCCGAGTGGTCCGCGAACATGGGCGCGTACGGCGCCTATTGGCCGCAGAAGAAGATCTCGGCGCTCATCCTGAACGGCGGCACGGGGCTGGCCTACGACGGGCTCTCCTACTTCCACACGGCTCACCCGGTGAACCAGTTTCGGCCGTCCGCGGGGACCTACGCCAACGACTTCACGGGCGCGCCTTCGGGGATCTACCCGGGAGCTCTCCCGATCGACGAGTCCGTCACCGTCGACGTCGCGCTGAAGAACCTCCAGCTCGCGATCGCGTACATCGCGGCGATCAAGATGCCGAACGGCGTCGACCCCCGCTTCCTCAAGCCCCGTCGGATCCTCGTGCCTCCGCGCCTCGTCGCGCGCGCTCAGCAGCTCACGAATGCGCGTTACATCGCGCAGGCCGCGGCCTCCGGCGGCGGTTCGGGCGACATCGAGGCAATCATCAACAACTGGGGCTTCCTCCAGCCGATCGAGGTCCAGGAGTTCGGCGGGATCAGCACGACGCAGGACCTCACCTGGTACCTCGCGTGCGAGCAGGTGAGCAGCACTCAGCTCGGCGCTCTCGTGTACGTCGATCGCGAGCCGTTCAAGATCACGTACTACACGGGTCAGGGCGGGGGAACCGGCGTCGATGCGATCCTCGATCGCGCGCGGGAGCTCGAGTGGCACACGCAGGGCCGAAACGTGGGCGGCTACGGCCACCCCTACGGCCTGTTCCGCGGACGCCCCACCTGACAGGAGCTCGAAGAGCTTGGTCCCGTCCGCGGTCGTTCCGATCCTCGACTTGGCGGGCTTCACGCTGCGAAGCGCGATGCCCGCCGCGGACATCTCCGTCGTGGAGGCGGACCTGCCCGGGTACACGGAGACCAAGCTCCTCGACGCCCAGGAGGAGCTCTACTCGCGCCTTCGGAAGCGCTACCTCGTCCCCTTCGGGACGACCGCCCCCGTCCTCGCGAGCTCCCTCGCCACCTCCCCGCCCGTGAGCCTGAGCGGCGTGCCCTCGGTGGGCACGCTGCTCATGACTCTACAGGCGACCACGGACGGCGACCTCGCGGCCTTCCGCTACCAGTGGTCGTAGGACGGGGGCAAGACGTGGAATCTGTCGCCGACGCCGGCGAGCTCGGGGACGGCGCCGCCGGCGGTGACGTTCTCGGGGACGTCGAACCTTCCGCTGCCCTCGAACCTGGTCGTCGACACGCCCGTGGGGGGACCGCGCGGGACGGCCACCTACCGGTTCTCGACCGACGGCGGGGCGACGTGGAGCGCGCCGGCGCCGGCCGCGGCGAGCGTCGTCCTGGGTTCGACGGGGATGACCGCGAACTTCCCGGTCGGCACGTACAACGCGGACAACGTGTACGCCGGCCAGGGCATCCTCAGCGCTCCGGCCGTCGTGCTCGGGTCGACGGGCCTCTCCGTCGAGTTCGGTGCGGGCTCGTACGTCTCGGGGCAGTCCTGGGCGGCACCGTACCCCGTGCCCCGCATCTGCTTCGTCTGGCTGACCCGGATGGTCACGCCGGAGATGTACTGGAAGCGCGGCGTGAACCCTCAGGACCCCGCGATCGCGGAGGCCGAGAAGCTCCGTGACCTGGCGTACGAGCAGATCAAGGAAGCCGCCGACTCGAAGGACGGCCTCTACGACCTGCCCATCGCGGACAACGAGACGACGAGCGCGATCGCGCAGGGCGGACCGCTCGGCTACTCGGAGACGTCGCCGTACGTCTGGACCGATCTCGAAGCGTGCCGCGGGACTCTCGAGGACGCCAACGCCGGGGGGACCACGCAATGAGCTCCGGGCTAGCGGACCTCGACGACATCATCTCGCGGCTCGAGCGGCTCGGTCGGCTCCCCGAGGAGACCGCCGCGAAGGCGGCGCCCCTCGTCGAGGACGCGAACCGGCGCACGGCCGCGGCCGGCACGAGTCCTGACGGCGTGCCCTGGGCGGAGAAGAAGACCGGCGGGCGCGCGCTCGTGAACGCCGCGGCGGCGGTGAAGTGCTCAGCGCGCGGCTCGCTCGTGACCCTCGAGCTCGCGGCGACGCCTACGGGATCGGTGAAGGTCCAGGCGATTCAGAACGCGACCCGCCCGATCCTCCCACGCCCCGGCGAGCCCATCCCGGGTCCCATCGCCGGCGCGCTCAAGCGCGCGGCGGTCGAGACCTTCCAGCGCGCCGCGGGGAGCCGATGACGCATGGCTCGCCTCTCCGCACTGCTCGCGCTCTCGGACAACTTCCGAATCTGGCTCACCCAGCCGGGCGTCGCCTCCTACCTGGCGTCGATGGGGCTCGCCGCCCCGAATGTGACCGCGTGCGGGTGGAAGCAGCGCGAGCAGCAGCTGAACCAAGGGCCGGGGCGCGCGAACCGCGTGATCTTCATCCCGGGGACGATCGACGGCGACTCGCTCGGCGACATCACCGAGCCGAGGCGCTCCGGGGACCCCACGCAGCGAACGCTCTTCACGTGGGAGCGCACGATCACGGCGAGCCTCTGGGCGTGCGACAAGTCGGCGACGGCCGACGAGGAGGCCCAGATCGAGGCCTCGGAGAATCTGCTTCAGCTCACCGTAGCGGGCATCCAGGCCGTGGCGTCCGCCGACTGGATCGCTACGCGCACCCGGCGCGACAGCAAGGCCTCCGAGAACATGCCGTTCGGCCAGGAGATCCTCCTCGAGTTCCTCCACCGCGAGCTCCTCATCGACCTCCCTCAGCGCGTGCGCGGCAACGTCACGCCCGTCGTGAACAAGCAACCGTCCTCGTGAGGCCCGACCATGGGTAACAACCTCCCCTCCGTCAGCTTGCAGAAGGTCAACGCGAACGCGGGCACCGTGACGCCCGGCGCGACCGGCGTCGTCGCGTACATCGCCCCGGCCTCCGCCGGCCCTGCGAACCAGGCGGGCAGCTACCTCCGGCCGAGCGACGTCCAGGCCACCTTCGACGAGGGCCCCCTTGTGGACTGGCCGGCCTACCATATGGCGGAGGCCCAGACGCCGGTCGTCCTCATCCGACCGACGACCTCGACGGCGGGCGTCTACAACACGATCGAGAAGACGATCTCGGGCACCTTCAACCCCGTCGCGGGGAGCGCGGCGGCGATCGCCGACGACTACAACGTCATCGTCCGCTTCATCGCGCCGGGCGCGCTCGGCACTGCGGGGATCACCTACCAGTACTCGCTCGACGGGGGACAGCTCTGGTCGCCGGTCCTTCAGCTCGGGACGGCCCTGACCATCAACCCCGCGGTCCCCGTCACGGGCGCGGACACGGGGATCCACATCACGCTCGGGACCTCCACCCAGACGGTGGACGCCGGGGACTTCTTCACCTTCACGACGACGGGGCCGCGGATGACCTCCGCGGACCTCATCACCGCCCTCGCCGCGCTCTTCGCCTCGAAGCTGCCCTGGGAGATGGTGCTCGTCCACGGCGAGACGAACGCGACGCTCATCAACGACATCGACGCCTGGATCCAGAGCCTCGAGCCGAACGGGCGTTACAAGCTCGCCTTCGCCAACACGCGCTTCAAGGCTCAGGTCGACGGGTCGACGACCGTCGCCGAGACGGAGGCCGCGTACGCGACCGCCATGGCCGCCGTGGTCAACGGCGTCTCGACCATCAACGTGGTCGTCGGCACGGACGGCGCCGCCCTCGTCTCGCCCATCTCGGGCGTGACGAAGCGCGCGCCGACGGCGCTTTACGACGTCGTGCGGAGCGCGGTCATCTCCGTCGGCGTCGACCCGGCCGAGGTCGACCTGGGCCCGCTGCCCAACTGCGACATCGACAACGCCAACTCCGTCGCGCTCTTCCACGACGAGGCGCAGAACCCCGGCCTCGACGCGCTCCGTCTCACCGCCCTCCGCTCTTTCTTCGACGAGAACGGCGCGAGCATGGGCACGTACATCTGCAACTCGAACATCCTCAGCGCCGCGGGGAGCGACTTCACCTACTCCCAGTACGGCCGGGTGATGAACCTGGGATGCGGCATCGCCAACAAGATGCTCGTCCAGCTGCTCTCCCAGGGCGTGCGGATCGATCCGGCGACGGGCTTCATCCTCGAGACCCAGCGCGCGAAGTGGCAGAGCCAGGTCCAGAAGGCGATCAACAAGGCCCTCGCCGGACAGGTCTCGGGATCGGCCTTCACCATCTCGAAGACCGACGACCTCAGCGGCAACGGGCCGGCGACCCTGACCTGCACCTTCCAGATCCTCGGCCTGAAATACGTCAAGACGTTCGCCGTGACCGCGGAGTTCGTCAACACGCTGCCGTCCGCGGCGGCCTGAAAGGCGGTAAGCGATGACCGATCCGTATGTCGATACCCCAAGGCTTCAAGGGACGATCCTCTCGGGGAAGTCCTGGGAGTTCGACTTCGGCTTCGGCCCCCTCTCCGGGACGCTGAAGTTCGGAGCCGAGGAGACGCGCGAGCGAAAGGTCGTCAAGGGAGCTCGCCGCGACGGCAAGCCCCTCGGCCTCACGGTGGGCAACTACGAGCCGCCGAAGATCGAGGTCTCCTTCGTCGCGACGACGGGTAAGTACGTCCAGGAGCAGCTCACGGCCAACGGCCAGGGATCGATCGGCGATGCCGTCTCCACCATCGTCATGTCCGGCTTCGAGCCGGACATCGCGAACGACGGGCCGATCACCGTGACCTTCGACAACTGCGTCCTCGTCGGGCGGCGGTACGAAGGGCGCGACGCGGACTCGGAGGAGTCGCTCGACGTCTACACCTTCCAGACCACCTCGGTCGACCAGGACGGAATGGTTCTCTACTCCGTCCAGAGGGGGGTCTGACCCGTGGACGAACCGAAGAAGCCGACGCTCGACGATCGGCTCGTCGAGGCCAGGGCGGCGAAGGCCGAGCGAGACGCGAAGCGCGAGGAGGCGACGAAGCTCCGCGAGCTCCTCGTCCTCGACCTCGAGGCCAAGCTGGACGCGGAGCTTGGGCCGCGCGGGCGGGAGTTCGAGATCGTCGAGTTCGAGCAGCTCGACAAGGTGATCGCGGTCAAGAGGCCAGATCCCGTCCTCGCAAAGCAGATGCGCAAGGCCCAGGAGAAGAAGCACGGGGCCACGCACGAGGACCACGTGGACTACGTGCGCAAGCACGTCGTCTATCCGCCCCCGAGCGAGGCGACCGACCTCTGGCGGTGGTTCGGTGAGCACCAGGCTGCCGTCTACGAGCTCGCCCTCGCCCTCATGAAGCTCGAGGGCGTCCGGCTCGATGAGAAGGGGGGAAAAGTCTAGCCCTCGCGTCGAAGGCGCAGCGTGACGCGAGGGTTTGCGCCGATTGCCTCCTGGCCCTCTTCCGTGGGGAGGACACCTACGAGACCGACGAGGCCGATCCGGCGACGGCCGGCGCAATCGTGATCGCCGAAGCACTCCACGCACTCCGAGGGTTGTCCGGTGACTGACGCAAGCGCGAAGTTTTCGATCGACCTCGAAGGGAACCCTCGGCAGTTCTCTTCCGAGGCCGCGCGCGGCGTCTCGAAGTTCCGCGACGAGATCCAGAGCGCCGAGGCGCGGGTCAAGGCGTACAACCAGACCCTCCGCGGGCTCTCCGGCAAGGGAGCCGAGGTCAAGCTCGCGAAGGACAAGCTCAAGGCGGCGATCGACCGGGAGAAGACGGCGATCAACGCGGCGAACCTCGCGCTGCTCAAGATGGGCACGACGTACGCGACCGTCACGAAGGGCGCGAACGACAACGCCAAGGCGATGAAGTACGTGGGGGGGCCGCTCGCGAATCTTCGCGGCAAGCTCGGGGAGCTGAAAGATGCCTTCTCCGGCGAGAACAAGGCCATGGCGCTCCTGGGCGCCGGCGCCGCGGGGCTCGTCCTGGCGATCGCGGCCATCACGACCGTCGTCGTCGGAGCCACCGTCGCTTTCGCGAAGTGGGCGATCTCGGGAGCGGACGCGGCGCGCACCCTCCAGCTCGTGCGCGAGGCCGCGACGGGGAGCGCCGAGAACGCTCGGAACCTCGGCACCCAGGTCGACGAGCTCGCGAAGAAGGTCCCCACCTCGAAGAAGGAGCTGAACGACCTCGCCGCGGAGATGTACCGCAGCTTCAACAACACCGCGGCGAGCGGCGCCGTCATCGTCGACACGTTCAACCTCGTCGCCCAGGCCTCGGCGGCGATGGGTCAGGGCGTGGGCAAGCAGCTCGGCGACATCGTGGAGCGCTCCAAGCGTTTCGGCCGTATCCGGATCAACCCCCTCGAGCTTCAGGGGACCGGGATCAAGTTCCAAGGGGTCGCGGAGGAGCTCGCGAAGAGCCTCAAGATCGGCGTGGGGGACGCGAAGAAGGCCCTCTTCGAGGGGCGCGTCACGCTCGAGGACGGCGCGAAGGCGCTCCGGGCCGCCGTGGAGAAGCGTTTCGGCGAGATCAACGCCCGCCGAATGCTCTCGCTCGACGTCTTCTTCGAGAAGTTCCACGAGACGCTCTCGTCGCTGACCTCCGGCATCCGCCTCGAGCCCCTCCTCGTCTCGATCAAGAGCTTCTTCAAGCTCTTCGACTCGTCCACGGTCACCGGA